GAAGTGGTCTGTGTAGATATTTGAGAACTACGTCCACCAGAACGAACTAAATTGCCGTTAGCGTAACTAGTAGATGTTATATAGTTAGAACCAGAAGGATCTAATCCAGAAGAAATCTCATCAACCACAGTGTCAAATGTACTGTTATTAATATCTAGTTGCAAATAAAGATCCTGTAATCCAATGACATCATTAGAAAGAGGACATGCGGATATTTCAATAATAGTTTGACCATCTTTAATCATTCCAGATTGGATGTTAACTGGGTTGATAGTAATAACTCCACTCTTATAATCAATTCTTCCAATGTTTCTTCTAACAATAGTAGGGGATTGAGATGCTTCTGAAGGAAGAGTGAATAAAAATAGTGATCCAGTAATTCTATTTGTATTGGGAATATCTGATATGTAAACATCATCCATGATTCCAGCAACTTTAAATGCTGATGATTTGATGTTATATCCACTCATGCTCTTAATATGAAACTCATTACCAAAACCAATTTGGTATTCTGCAAAAGCATTTAATACTGCTCTTATATCTCTTCTTATATAAACTGTTGTAATGTTAGATGTTATAGACTCATTACTTTGATCGATAATATTTAAAAACTTACTATACTTAAATCTAGCACCATATTTATTCATTTCAGAGGATTCTGCATATTTGGTAGAATTATTTTGCACAACTGAAGAAACATATGCTGCAGAAGGTGCAAGATTACTGTTATAATAGATCTTTGAGTTAACTTCTATGTAAAGATACTTCAAATCAAGTATTTCTGGTATAATTCCTGCTACTGCATACTTCTTTAATTTTAATTTAATCTGTTCTTTGATAAGATTGGGTAAAAAGTCACCAGTTTTGGGTTTTATGCTGATAAACACCTTTCCAAACTGAGGAGGTACTAAATCTTCACCACCAAAAACTGAAATTGACTCAGTTTCGGGATAAATCCTTGATGGAATTAAAGATTCGTAGTCATTTGAGGTAACTGCTCTGTTTTGAGACGAATAAATCCTTGGAGCAAACTTTCTAACCGACTCTACAGACTCAATTGTCTCTCCACCCGATGCACTTAGTCCAGTTGTCATCAAAGAGATGCCAGAACTGATTGTATAGGACTGAGAATTACGTGTATATTGAATTCTACCTGCAAAATTGAAAGAATTTAGTCCATTTGCAGAATCACCACTAGAAGTGATGTAATCTATAGTTATAAAATTACCATCATCGAGTTTTTTTCCAAAAATATTGTCTCCAAAGAATATTTGATATCTTTCATCTTCAATTTCTTGCAAATAATAAACTTTTGACTCAGATTTTACGTCAAAAAGACTATTTTGTGAACTATATTTGGTTTCTGTGGTAGATGCTTCGTTTGGTCGTACAGAAACAGTCATTAAATCAGTATCAACACCAATATTTTGTATTACAAATTTCTGATTTGGTACTCTTGACGAAAAAGTGTAGGTTTGAGTTAAAAGTGTACCCTCAAAAACCTCTACATCGTTAAATTCTGCAATTCCATTGAACACTGGAACTGTAATATCATTTAAAATTGAGAAAACAAAGGATAATCCACCGAACGGACTCTGTGATGCTGCCACTGGACCCTTCTTAAGAGTCAAAGAAGCAGGTGAAGGTGTAATTCCCTCAGTATTAACAAAGAAGGACACTGTTGCCCTTGCTGCTTGCCTTGGACGGGGTACATAACCTATGTTTCTAGCTAAAGATATGACGTTTTCTCTTAATGTAGCAGTATCAATGAACACCTCATTGGTGATCATGTTCGCATTGTATGATGTAATGTAGGTATTATATGCCAGAACGTCCAAAATCGTTGAAAGGTTAGACCCTTCAAAGTCATAATCGGTAAAATTAGAGTTTGATTTTAGATAATCTTGTAATGTTATCTTAACTTGGTCAAAATCCAAGTTACTAAAGTTAGCTAATGGCATTTTTATCTACTTGATTGCAAAACGAATTGTAATTCTTGTGCTGGAATGTTCCTTCCTATGATCTCATATGTTATAGTTAGATCAAAACTGTTGTTTTCAAAGTCTGGATCTGCTAGTACGTCGATCAATTGCACTCTATCTTCATAAGTTTCTATAGACTCACGTATTTCATCTACAATAATAGTGGCAGTGATCTCATCTATGTTGTCAAAAAGAGATTCACTGATCCTTGATCCAAAGGATGCATTAAAAAACTTCTCTCCTGGTAATGTAAATACAATGTTTCGTATAGAACGTGCAATTGCATTCTCATTTTTGAGTGCAATAAGGTCATCATTCAGTGGATTAGACTGAAATGTCATGCTAATATCTTTAAATCCTTGACTAACTCGTTCTAGAGGCACACTAATAGAGCAATTATTGTTTATTTATTAAGGATTGTTTACAACTATTCTGTAAGGGTTAACGAATCTACTTCATAATCCAATCCATCTTCCTCAAAATCCCCAAAAATCTCACTTTGAACTACATTATCATGTTTTTTAGGTGTAAGACGGTCATAAGATACCTCTCTTAACATTTTTTTCTTGGGATTTTCCATAACTTTGGTATGTTTTTACTATTTAACATAAAAAAAGGAGGGACTTAACCCTCCTTCATTATTTTCCTTGTCCTCGGTATGCTTTTTTTGCTTTATTACGAGACGTTGCGGATAGTAGTGTGCGAGCCGAGCGTCCTTGACGAGTTTTTTTCGGACGAGGTAACTTGTAATTACCATCATTCGTTGCTGTCATCATTGGCATTAGTTCATTTCCTCCATTTTACGTTGAACTGAGTCGGGGGTTGCTTTGATTCTGTAGTCAACCCCATCCCTACGAGAAAGTTCGGTGAGGATCTCTGCTGAAAGATCCCATAATTCTTCACTTCTTAACTGAGTGCTCACCGAAAACTTAAATGACCCTAGTTTTCTCATGTCCTACACGTATGCGAGGGTCACACCATGTCTCAATACCCATTTCCTTTGCGTCAAGGCAGAACGACACGTCCTCACCACACATATCCTGAACCGCACCTGACTCAAAGATTTGCATCTTAGGAGCAAACCAAGGGTATTCCATTTCTTCAAACACACCCTTCTTAATCAAGACCCATCCAAAGCCTGTATAATCGACTGTGAAAGGTTTGTTGCGTTTGCCCATTGACTCAACGGTCTCATGATTCATAACTCCCCCATTCTTACGGAAGTCTTCCTCTTCTAACCAGTGAGCAACTGAGGTAGTATGGCCATCCTCTGTGGCATACCAACCTGCTGCGATCTGTCTTTCGTCACCTTCAGCAGGAATGGCAAGATCGCAGAGTTGCCAGAACTTCTCCACATTAAACACAATATCATTATCAATCCATAACTGATAATCATACTGTAGTTTACCATCCCAAGGTTTTTGATCAGCACCACGGAGAACATTTGCACCTAAACACTTACAACGTGCAAAGTTAACCATAGAAGAGTAGTCCTGTGATATCTGAATACTCATTCCTGCTTGCACCATATCAAAGGATAGCTGAACGAAATTCTTTAAAAAGGTATATGAACAACCTCTGCCAGGTAGACAGAATACAATTGTTTTACCTTTCCATCTCTCTTTAATTGCTGGTATATCCCACTTCGGTGCATCCTTTGTAGGAGCCTTTGCCTTAACAGTAAATCCTTTTGCCATAACCTCTAAGTTACCTTCATTTCAATTATACAGTAATTCTATGTATATGTCAATGTTTTGGGAATACCGAACTTAATATGAATCGTCTCCTGTAGGTTCTATTCTTATCGGTCCTCCGACACCTACTGTGGGGGCTGCTTTCTCATAACTCAAGTCCTTCTCACTATAGTCTGTCTTTAACAATCCTACCATGACGTTGAGTAACTCCCATGTCTCCTCAAACTCGTCTTGCTTTAAATTATGGTATATACATCTATCCTTAATGTAGATATGGTATGTGATTATATTGCTTAAATCTTCAGGGGGCATTTTTTACTTGGGGATTTTTTTATATATGAATCCTAAAAAGGTCAAAAAATTTTTTCGTGGTTTTTTTATATACATCTCGATCTGTCACCTCTGTAGGTTGGAAAGGTTCCTTTTTTTATAAACGGGGGCAACGCGACGCA